TTAAATTGTAAAACTTTTTATAAGGAGGGCTAAAAAAATGAATGATAATATTATTCAATTTGATTATTTACCCGAAGAAAAAACAGTCAAGATTAATCTACCTGAAGAAGTGCTAGATAATATTAATACAATTATAATTACCAGACGATTCAAAGAGGAAATTACAGTAGAACGAGTTAAGGAGGGGAATAGCGATGATGAAAACCGATCTTGATACTTTTTTAAAATTCTTAGATAAGACAGGCGGTCAAAAGTATTATTGGACGGTTGAAATAGAGGGGCTTGACTGGACGAGGGAAAGGAAAATATGGAACTTTGAGAGCGCAAAAGCTGTGTATAATCTTGAAAAAAGATTCGCAGATGCAGAAGGAATGAGAATAGATATATTTTATACTGCACCGAATGGGACAAAAGGGATTGTGTTAAGCAAATGACACTAGGATAAGCTGACCGGAAAACCGGAGGCACTTCGACAGCGCAAAAACGTTGTTGGGGTGCCTTTTTCTATTTTTGTAGGGAGGGGATAATGTGAGGTTTAAGTGTGAAATAGAGAAAATCACAACGCTGAAGAAAGGCGCAAAACTTATATTGGCGATACCAGACGAGCAGACAATTGCTGTGTTGAAAGATATATATAACTTTATCGATAAACCTGTAGAGGTTGAAATACTTGTGGACGAAGAAAAGCAGAAGGAAAGACTATCGCAAATAACAGAAAGCCAGAGGAAGAAGATATATGCTTTTATTAGAGATATTGCTAATTATTATGGGGATAGCCTAGAAAGCATGAAGGAAATTCTCAAATCGGAATTTATTCGGGGAAGCCAGTGGGATGATTTTTCTCTTAGTAATTGTAGCAGCGAGCTAGCAAGTGAATTTATAGACTTTCTTATTAACTTTGCTTTTGAGAATGGGGTGCCCATGAGTGAGCATCCGCTTAAGAGGGTAGACGACATAGAGCGGTACTTGGCAGCGTGCCTAAAACATGGTGTCTGCTGTGTATGTGGAGCTGATGGAGAGGTTCACCATGTTGACATGATAGGCATGGGAAGAGACAGGGCAAAGGTAGATGACAGCCAATACAGGAAGATGTGTTTATGTAGAAAACATCATACAGAATGTCACACCATTGGTCCTAAAGCATTTGAAGAAAAATACCATGTCTATGGTGTAGTTTGGGAGGAATAGTATGAAGATAAAAGATAAGTATTATAAAAGCGTAGAGAAATTACTATACAATTACAATATGTTAAAAATTAATATAGAAATAACAGACAAGCAATTAGAAGAATTAAAAGAAGAAGATGGTTTGACAGCAATTGCTTATGACGCAGCAGGTGTTTGTGAAACAAATAAATTTCATAGTCAAACAGAAGATACAGTTATAAGGAGTATCGGAAAAGAAGAATTGCTTAAAAAAAGAAAAGAGAGACTGCAAAATAAATTAGATATCCTGGATAGATTAATAAAAGGGCTTAATGATGTAGAAAGGGAAATAATTGAAATGTACTACATAAAAGGTAGGCAATGGTGGCAGATAGCATATGAAGTAAAATATAGTGAAAGGCATTGTAGAAGGATTAGGTCTGATGCAATAGGGAAATTAGCAGTTGGGTTATATGGCGAGGAAGTAATAGAAGAAGTATTAGAATGATGTCCGTTTTATGTCCTTAACATAGCATTATATTGCATGATATATTTAGAATGTAAGATAAGAAAAGTGAATAAGGATTTATCAAATCTCACCTGGGAAAAGGGTGAGATTTTTTATGTTCAAAATATATAGGCATAGTTCAATTGGTAGAATGTCGGTCTCCAAAACCGAAGATGCAGGTTCGAGTCCTGCTGCCTATGCCATATATTGATGTGGAATTGAGGTGATAGTATGAATATAGGAGATTATTTGAAGAAGAATGTTCCAGATATATATAAAAAACTGATGCAGATTGGGAGAAAACAACAAAAGAAAAAGAAGAGAGAGAACAAAGGCATAGAACTAGGAGATAATCCAGAACGATTAATGATGCATGATGCATACAAGAGAATAGGCAGAAGAATAAGACAGATAAAGTGGGGATAATGTCGAAATAAGGCGAACGATTGATGCAGGAATTCCTCCTTTCGTGGAGAAGATTTATAAAAAAGGAAGGGGGATATAATATGAAAAAGCAATTAAAAGGCTTTATTCTTGGAGTAATAGTAACAGTAATACTAATGAGTACTGTTGCTTATTCCGAAAGTATTAAAAAGACTATTGAAGTAGTATTTAATTCAGTTAATATCACTGTTAATGGCAAGAAAGTAGAGGCAGATAATATACTGTATAATGGAACAACTTATGTACCTTTAAGAGCAGTAGCTGAAATGTTAGGTAAGGAAGTAGGTTGGGATCAAGATACAAGAACGGCAAGTATCAATGATAAAGCTACAGAAAATAATAAAGAAACAGGAAATAAAGGTATTGAAGTACAAGAAACAGAAATTGGTAAAATAACTATATATAAAAGAAATGAAAATGTAAATGTTGAGAAAAAATCAGGACCATTTAGAGTAAAAGTCAAAAAAATGCAAGTTGCAGAAGTGGAACCAAATGAGGATATAAAATATTTATTTGATAATAAAGACAAAGTTACAGTAGTAACACTATATATCGAAGTAGAGAATGAAAGCAAGAATACAAATGCAATTTATCCAGATCAGGGGATTATAGTAACTAATACCAAAGAACAAAAAGATGCTGCTATATTCTTATCAGATGATGTTGGAGGAGACTACATGGGGGAAGTAATTAAAGAAGGTAATGTATACTTCTTGCTAGATTCAGAGGCAAGTAAAATATCAAGTTTTAAGTATATAATATCAGCACCACGTGATGAAAACTATAAAACTATTGGTGAAGATATTACATTTGAATTAAATTTTTAAGACATCCTTTCGGATGTCTATTTTCATGCATAATAACAAAATATAAAATAACCGACTAGGGCAGGTGAGGTGATGTGAAGCTAACAGAAAAGCAGAAGAGATTTTGTGATTATTATATTGAAACCGGGAATGCAACTGAGGCGGCTATTAGAGCGGGATACAGTGCGAAAACAGCAAGGTTTATTGGAGCTGAAAACCTAACAAAACCTAACATCAAAAATTACATTGATAATAAATTGAAAGAGATGGAAGATAAAAGAATAGCAAAAGCGGACGAGGTCCTTAAACATCTTACTGCTGCAATGAGAGGAGAAATAGAGGAAGAAGTTGTAGTAGTAGAAGGTATAGGAGATTATGAGAGCAGGGCAAGGGTAATAAAAAAACAGTTGTCTGCAAAGGAAAGAATAAAGGCTGCTGAGCTCCTAGGAAAGAGATATGCTTTATTTACAGATAAGCTGGATGTAGACGACAGAACAGAAACAAAAGCCAAGTTGGATTCGATTTTGAAACAGCTCAAGGAAGATTGATAGCATGACAGAACAAATTTTATTATCGGATAAGTACAAGGCTTTCCTTAAGCATGATGCGCCTGTGGAGTTCATGGAAGGAACTACATTCAGTGGGAAAACTACTGTAGGCATAGTTAAGTTCATGCTCAAGGTTGCCGACAGCCCTAAGAAGTTGCATGTTCTATCAGGCCTTGACTTGGGGACCATAGAAAAGAATATTATTAATAAGGACCTAGGGATTATAGATATATTTGGTGATAAAAAAACCAGTAGAGATGGATTAGTTGAGTACAATGCCAGTGGTAAAGGCGAACATTCATTACCGCATATAATTTATAAAACATCAAATGGAACTAAAATTATTTATGTATTAGGTTACGACAATAAGTCTAGGTGGAAAAAAGCTCTAGGTGGCCAATACGGATGTGTCTATATAGATGAGATTAACATAGCTGACATGGATTATGTTAGGGAAATCTCCATGAGATGTGATTATTTGTTAGCCACTCTTAACCCTGACGATCCAAGTTTGCCAATCTATAAAGAGTATATAAACCACAGCAGACCACTGCCTGAATACAAAGACGATGCTCCAGAAGAATTGAATAATATGCTAGACGAAGAGCCAAAACCAGGTTGGACACACTGGTTTTTTTCTTTTGAGCATAATTTGGGTTTAACCAAAGAAAAACTAGAGCAGATAATAACCAATGTTCCTAAGGGCACAAAGTTATACAAGAATAAGATTCAAGGGCTTAGAGGTAGGGCTACAGGGTTAGTATTTCCGAATTTCTCAAGGAAGAACAATGTAAGGTCCATTGATTGGCTAAAGAAAAAAATGGCTGATAAAGATGATCCTCTCAAATTTGAAATATTCTCATGTGGTGTAGATACTGCGTACTCACAAGAAAGTCCTGATACGATAGCATTTATATTCCAAGGTATTACAAGTAAAGGTCAATTGATTATCCTGGATGAAGAAGTATACAACAATGCTAATCTAGAAATTCCATTAGCTCCTAGCGATATTCCTGCAAGGCTTATAACTTTTCTAGAGAGGAATAGGAAAAAGTGGGGCTTTGCCAGGGATGTATTCATAGACAATGCGGACCAGGCTACAATAACAGAGCTAAAGAAATATAAAAGGCAGCATGGAAGCATTTATAATTTCTTAAATTCATACAAGAAGGTGCAAGTAATAGATAGAATACATCTAATGCTAGGCTGGATTAATGTTAATGAGACTAAGCCGGAAGCTGATTATATAGTGTTAGACCATTGTGTTAATCATATTAGAGAGTTAGAAAGTTACTCATGGAAAGAGGACAAGTATGAGCCTGAAGATCGGAACGACCACACTATTAACGCATCACAGTATGGATGGATGCCATTTAGAACTATGATAGGAATAGGAGGATAACAATGAAAAATAAAAATTTGATTAAAGCTAGAGATTTATTTAGAGAGTGTGCTGACATAATGGATGAAATGATAGTATTGGATGAAAAAGAGGAGAATGGAGAAGATGTTAAGAGGGAAATAGAAAATGCAACAGGAAGGCTTCTTATAAAGATGTTAGAATTAAGTGTTTTAAGTAATAAAATTAAATGCTTAAACCAATAAAAGCATAGGAGGTTAAACCATGGGGCTAAGAGAGGTGATAAAAAGAATGGCAGCAAAATTACTCAACATACAGCCAGCACAGGACCAACAAATATCTATTAAAGAGCCATTATCCCATGCAGGAACTGTACTAAGAAATAGGGTCTGGTATAGAGGAGATCCTTCAGAACTGGACCAGTTCTTTAAACAAGCTGCAATAGATGATGTTGGCAGAAGTAGATTTTGGGCAGCAGTTCCTAGTGCAGATTCAAGTATTCGAAAGATTCATAGTGGATTACCAGCTCAAATAGTAGATAAGCTGACCGATATAGTAATATCTGATTTAGATAATATAACTGTAGAAGATAAAGAGAGTCAAAAAATATGGAACGAAACAGCAGAAGATAATAGATTTCAAGAGCTATTACAAGAAGCAATACAGAAAACTTTAGTTGATGGAGATGGAGTTTTTAAATTAAGCGTAGATACAGAATTAACGCAGTATCCAATATTAGAGTTTTATTCAGGGACAGATGTTAAATATAGATATAAACGTGGAAGGCTACAAGAAATAGTATTTATAAGCTATTACACATATGAGAAAGAAACATATAAACTAGAAGAAATCTATGGAAAAGGATATATAGATTATAAGCTATATGATAGAAATGACAAAGAAGTTCCTTTAACAAAAGTTCCTGAAATTAGTTACCTGGGGAAAGTAACGTTTACAGGTGATTTTTTAATGGCTGTACCAATGAAATTTTTTAAGTCAGCCAAATTTGAAAATAGAGGAGCTTCTATTTTTGAAAGAAAAAGCGATACTTTTGATGCACTTGATGAAGTAATATCCCAATGGATAGATGCTATAAGAGCAGGAAGGGTAAAGAACTATATTCCAGAGGATTTAGTACCTAAAGATCCAAAGTCTGGAGCAATAATGAGGCCTAATCCATTTGATAATCAATTCATAAAAGTTGGCAGTCCAAGAGCAGAAGATGCAAAATATCAGATAGATCAGATACAAGCAGATATAAACTATGAGGCTTTCGTTGAATCATATGCTAATGCTTTGGATATGTGTTTGCAAGGGATTATATCTCCTAGTACTTTGGGAATAGACCTTAAAAAGACAGACAATGCAGAAGCCCAAAGAGAAAAAGAAAAGACAACTTTATATACTAGGGGGAAAATAATCGACACCTTATATAAAGTTATACCTATGCTGGTGGATACAACATTAAAAGTATATGACAACATGAAGAAAAGAGTTCCAAAGGATTATGAGGTATCAGTTACCTTTGGAGAATATGCAAGCCCTGATTTCGGAACTGTTGTTGAAGTAGTAGGCAAAGCAAAATCCTATGGAATAATGAGTTTAGAACAGTGTATTGAAGAATTATATGGAGATACCTGGACCGAAGAAGAAAAGAAACTAGAAGTTAAAAGGATTAGACAAGGTGATTATGTACTAGATGAACCTGCTGCAAGTATAGATGGATTAAATATTAAAGGAGATGATAAAAGCAAAGAAGTGGTAGAAGATGAAGAATAAGAATAATGAAAAAGATAAAGCATATGATATACGAAAGATATATGAAGAAATGGAATTAGAATTGATTAGGTCCATGAAAAGAAACCTCGAAAGACACAAAGAGGAAGAATTAAAGGTTGGATTTAAGTTTGAACAGTGGCAATTAGCTAAATTAAGAGATTTAGAAAGATTTAGAAGAGAAAATGAAGAGATTATAGGCAGATATAGTAAACCTATAGAGGAACTTATAACTTTTACTTTAGTAGATACCTACAGAAAGTTGTAAGTGGTAAAATAAAATCATGAGATTTCGGAAAATAAGAATCCTGAAAATTTTCTAGTTGTATATAAAACAAATCTACTTTCCTGTAAAATATTTTACAGGAGGTAGATAGAAAATGG